TGGCAGCGCCACCTTCTCCGTGTTTGCGTCTCAGACAAAATTTGCGTGAGGCTAAAACATGCCAACGATTGTCACACGCGGTTCTGCTTCTGCTAGGGCGCTGGGATTTGCTGGTGGACCTTCTGTTTCTGGCAAAACTCCAAGTGTTGAATATGTTGTAATTGCTGGCGGTGGTGGTGGCGGCGGAAGCGGCTCTGGCGGTGGCGGTTCTGGTGGCGGCGCTGGAGGATATAGGTCTTCTGTTGTGGGGGAGTCATCTGGCGGCGGCGCATCTGCCGAGAGCGTTTATGCGATTACTGCTGGTGTTTCTATAACAGTAACGGTTGGCGCTGGGGGTGGCGGAAATAACAATGGAAGTAATTCCGCATTTGGAACAATTACATCAACGGGCGGCGGTGCGGGAACGCTTTCTGGCGGTAGTCCCGGAGGGTCTGGTGGTGGTGCAACGTATAGTGGCGGAGCGGGTAGTGGCACAGCAAATCAAGGGTATGCTGGTGGCACAAGTCCCGGCGGTTCGCCGTATGCTGCCGGTGGCGGGGGCGGCGCAGGGTCTCTTGGCGGTAATGCGACTACAGATGGTGGTAATGGTGGGCTTGGCGTCTCGTCTTCAATAACAGGGTCCAGCACATCTAGGGCAGGCGGCGGCGGTGGAGCTACACGCGCCGGAAGCGGTGGAAACGGGCGTGCTGGAGGTGGCAACGGAGCGGTTGGGGAAGGAAATGCAGGAACCTCAGCATCTGCGAATAGCGGTTCTGGCGGTGGTGGGTCTTGCGCTGATGGCGCGCCTGCCGGTGGGAGCGGCGGATCAGGCGTTGTAATTATTCGTTATTTGGAAGGGTATGATGCTGCTGTTTCTACAACTGGTTCGCCTACAGTAAGCACATCTGGGGGCTATCGCATTTACCGTTGGACTGGCTCAGGCAGCATAACTTTTTAACCGGCATTGATAGGGGGTCACATGCCATTCAGCTCTCAGGCTGGTAAGCCCAGCATCAAATGGGTCATGTCTAAAATTCCGCAGCCTAAAACGGCTCTGGATATAGGTGTTGGTGAGGGAACCTACGCCAAACTTTTTCCCAAACTTGCATGGACAGGCGTCGAGATATGGGAGCCATACATTGAGAAGTATGGCCTGAAGAACCTGTATCCTGATCTGCATGTCGCTGATGCGCGCGAGTGGGATACGGACCAGAAATACGATGTCTGCTTCCTTGGCGACGTTCTGGAGCATATGACGCAGGAAGAAGCTCAGGCGCTAGTCCGCAAGGCAAAACGCTGGGCTGACACTGTTATCGTCAGCATCCCTATTGGGCATTATCCGCAGGGCGAGTATGAGGGAAACCCTCATGAAGCTCACGTTAAAGACAACTGGTCGGATGCAGAAGTAAAACTATGCTTTGGAAAACCTACATGGTCTTTCGTAGACGGAGAAATTGGCGTCTACGTTTACTCCAAGTACGAGATTAAGTTAACGTACTGTGTGTACGCCATTAGCAAGAATGAGGGACAGTTTGTTCGTCGGTTCTGTGAGTCCGCCAAAGAGGCTGATCTTGTCCTCATTGCTGACACTGGAAGCACTGATGACACCGTTGTTCTTGCAGAAGAGTGCAGAGCCAAGGTCCACCACATTTACGTCAATCCTTGGCGCTTTGACATCGCTCGTAATGCTGCTCTTGCTCTTATTCCCCGGTCTATTGATATTTGCATTTCGTTGGATTTGGACGAGGTTTTAGAGCCGGGCTGGAAAGACAAGATTGAGCGGGTATGGGTGCCCGGTAAGACCACAAACCTGTGGTACTACTTTGACTGGGGCCACAACATTAAGTTCCCCTACCGCAAGATACACAGCCGTCACGGCTACCATTGGCATCATCCCTGCCATGAGGATTTGCGGATAGACGGGCGCGTGGAGCATATCACTGCATGGTGCCCGCATCTTCTGGTCAGCCATCATCCTGATCCGACCAAAAGCCGTGGTCAGTACATGGAAATGCTGGAAGTGGCGGTCAAAGAGGACGCCACAGACCCGCATCACTACTTCTACTATGCTCGCGAGCTGACCTTTTACCGGCGCTGGGATGAGGCTAAGAAGGCCCTTACGACCTATCTCGGCATGAACGCCGCCAGCAATCAGAACGAGCGTTGCTACGCCATGCGGCTTATGGGCAAATCTTACGCTGAGACTGGCGACCTGCCGCAGGCTGAGAAGTGGTACTACATGGCGGCTGGCGAGGCTCCCAACACGCGCGAACCGTGGTGTGAGCTTGCCATGCTGATGTATCGGCAGCACCGCTGGGAGGAGTGTTTTGCGGCCTCCATGCGGGCGTTGAAGATCAAAGACAAACAGCTAGTTTATACTTGCGATCCAGCCGTGTGGGGGTACTGGGCGCATGATCTCGCCAGCATTTCTGCGTGGCATCTTGGGCTGAAAGACATAGCCTTAGATCAAGCAAAAATTGCTGCCGAGATGGAGCCGGGTGACTTACGTCTGAAGGCTAATTTAGAGTATATTCAGAACGCAATTCTGGCGCAGGGGGAGAAGGCGGCATGACGAGATGGATTCGCAGTCCCTCATAAACTTGGCTTTTGGGATCATTCTGACAGGTCTTGGCTGGTTTGGGCGGCAGCTATGGGATGCCGTTAAAGAACTACGCACGGACTTGCATAAGATCGAATCAGAAATTCCTCGCGTTTACGTCGCCAAGGAAGAGTTCCGGCACGACATCCAAGAAATTAAACAGATTTGTAATGAGATATTTCGCAAAATAGACGACCTTCGCGACAGAAAGGCCGACAAATGAGCCTCGACGTTGACCGCATTACCAAATCTGTTGGAGCGGTCACGGCTGTGTTTGCGATGGTTGGTGGTGGCTATACCGCCTCAGATAAGCTTGGCTTGTTTCGCAAACCTATTTTGGAGTGGTCTGCGGAGCATTTCAGCATCACGGACGGCCCTGCCAGTGGCGAATTTGCCGTGGTGGCTGCTCGGCGCAAAATCAGGGACGACTGCTCAGTTGAGCAATTTCGGCTGGAAGTCCGTGATTCTCGCTACATCGTTCACAAAGCGAACCCGTCTATCGCGACGTTCTCCGGCCCGGCAAACGAAAAGGTAGACAAGTTCGGATACGCGATCACCATCGAAGACCCGCACCGGGTCGCGCCCGGTAAGGCTACGCTGCTGGCGCGCATCAAGTATAAATGCCCAGAAGGCGAGGTTTTGATTAGCTATCCAGATCACGCCAATCTGACCTTCAACATCACGAAATAGGAGCTTTGCCATGAGGATGTCGGCAGATGGATTGGCGCTGGTTAAGGAGTTTGAGGGCCTGCGTCTGAAGGCATACAAGTGCCCGGCAGGCGTTTGGACCATTGGCTACGGCCATACCTCGGCTGCCGGCAGCCCGGCTGTTAATCCCGGCATGGAAATTACCAAGGCGGAAGCTGAGGAAATCCTTAAGCGCGACATGGTGCAGTATGAAGCCGGCGTAGAAAAGCTCGTCAAAGTTGAGCTTACGCAAGGCCAATTCGATGCGCTGGTCGATTTTGCCTACAATGCCGGTGTAGGCGCGCTGGCGAAATCCACGCTGCTGAAGAAGGTCAACGTCGAGAAGTTCGATGAAGTTCCCGCAGAATTTATGAAATGGACGCGCGGCGGCGGCAAAGAGCTTCCCGGTCTGGTTCGTCGGCGTCGTGCCGAGGTTAAGCTGTGGCGCGGTCTTGAGACTGCCCAGCCTGTCTGCAACGACGAAGCCCGCACGGAGCCTGATCTCCCGGCTCCCAAGAAGTCCATTGTTCAGTCCAAAGAGGCTAATGGCGCGGTGATTGCGGGCGGCGCTGGCGCTATCGCGGTCGTGCAGGAAGTCATGCCCATCGTGAAAGAGGGCGGCGACATCCTGTCCGCGATGAGCGGTACGGCTCTTGTTTGCCTCGTCATCGTGGTGGCTGCGGGGGCGGTCTGGTACTTCAGGAAACAGAGGCTCGATGAGGAAGGCGCATGATTGGCCTGCTTTTCAGCCCTCTAGGGCGCTACATCGTTATCGGTGGCGTGGTCTTTATAGCGTTAGCTGGGGTCTATTTTAAGATCAGAGCAGATGCCGTTGAAGACATGAAAGCTAAGGCTCAAGCTGATATTATAGAAAGGACGAAAGATGCGCTGGATGCTGCTAGTGCCGTCAATCTTGCTCCTGAACGGCTGCGCGAGTCTGACGGGCATCGTCGGGACTGAAAACACAAACACAAAAGTTTGCGCTGTTTGGCGCGATATTTCTTGGTCTAAGAAAGACACCGATCAAACAATCGGTGAAATTAAGGTCAATAACGCCAAGCGTGAGGCTTGGTGCCATGACGCCAAATAAGTGCTAGAATAAGGCGTTAGCGAGGATCACATGACAACGGGTCTTTCTTACGATGGTTCGGTGGCTGGCACGACCAGCTACAAAACCCAAATCGCGACCTTGGCTGTTGTCGAGGAAAGTGATCCTGCGTTTGTAGCCATCCTTCCGCAGATGATTACTTACGCTGAAAACCGCATGTATCGTGACCTTGACTTTCTTTTTACGTCAACGTCGATCACTGGCTACCAGTTCACCTCCGGCAGCCGGCAGCTAACGATCCCGCAGGGCACGATTGTTGTCAGCGAGCAAATTAACGTCATCACGCCACCGGGCGAGACTGATCCTAACGCTGGCACTCGTAATCCGCTTCTTCCGACGACCAAAGAGTTCTTGGACGCGGTTTATGGCGGCTCATCCGTGACTGGCTTGCCAAAGTATTTCGTGCCCTTCAACGACAATCTCTTTTTGGTTGGGCCGTTCCCAGATCAGCCCTATTACGTTGAGATTGTCGGCACGTATCGCCCGGATAGCTTGTCGAGTTCCAACCAGACAACTTTCATAAGCCTCTATCTGCCTGACCTCTTCATCATGGCAAGCATGGTTTATGTGTCTGGCTACCAGCGGAACTTTGGCCGCCAGAGTGACGACCCGGCTATGGCGCAGTCTTACGAGAACCAGTATCAGACCCTTCTGAAGGGCGCTGCGGTTGAAGAGGCTCGCAAGAAGTTTGAAGCGTCTGGTTGGACATCGCAGTCTCCTGCGCCTGTCGCTTCTCCGTCTCGGGGGTGATAAATGCCCCACGCTAGTGTCAAACTCATTCCGGGCGTTGATCAAAACAAAACCCCAGCCCTTAATGAGGCTGGGATTTCTACCTCACAGCTCGTTCGGTTTATCCCAGATCGCACTTATGGCGGCCTGATTCAGAAGCTTGGCGGGTGGCAGAAGTATTACCCAAACTCAATTGGATCGATTGTTCGCTGTCTTTGGGCTTGGGAAGACACAAATTCTAACTCCTACCTTGGCGTTGGGGCTGAAGAGTCTCTTGATGTCATTAAGTCAGGCGGCCTTACGGATATTACTCCGCAGACCACTACTGTCAGTGCAACTGTAGATTTCACCACCACTAGCGGCAGCAATCAGGTGGTCATTGTCGATGACCAAGGAACGCTGGTTGATAGTTTTGATGTTGTTTACATCAAGACACAGGTGAGTGTTGGCGGTCTTGTCTTGTTCGGCCTGTATCCTTGCACAGGGACAGGAACTAGCAACTATTCTATCTACGCCACCAATATCTTTGGTGAGCCGGCGTATGCTACGTCGTCCGTCACATCTGGCGGTGCTGTCCCTGAG